GCTTGTTGTATAAGCAGAATATATTGTTGAACCACCAAAAAATGTAGATCCTGATGTTGAGCCAGTATCATTTGAAGATAAAATAACTGAAGTTTGTCTATTATATTTATCAGCTAATATAAAACCTACTTGATAATTTCTATTTTGTTTTAAAGTATGATTTGGATATTCTATAAAATTATTAAATTGAGATGTTTTAGCTTGAACAGCAACGTTGTAATTAATATCATTAGGCATAGTCCAATTATCTCTATAATTACCATAAATAACTCTATTTCCAGATACTTCTTGAGCTCTTGCTCTTACTGGTACTTTATCATATACTCTAGTAGTTTGAGCTTCTGGTAGTGTTTTATAAGGTTTTTCTGAACTATATGTATAATTAAATATATTAGTAGTAGGTATACTGTTTTGTAGTACTGAAACATTAATTGTTTCTAACACGCTTACAATTAAACTATCACTTTCTTTATAAAGTATATCTATTTCAGAAACGCTATAATCTGATATTAATTTACTACCAATTGTTGGTAAAGGTATTAATAATTCAATATTGTTTACGTTGTTTTCAAAAAAATCAAGTATTGTACTTCTAAAAGCACTTTGTTCATCACCATTTATTAAATAACCTTTTTGTTTAGGTATAAAGCATATTTGCGTAAATGGTGCAAATGTAGAATATTCATTATCATCATATCTAATTCTATAGCTAAATCTTACATATCTACCTTCTAAATAATCAGGATCTCCTGGCCAAGTAGAATCAGAAGATTGATCTGTCATTGTTGATGATAAAAATATTATATCTTGATTATTTGCTACTGTCACTCCACTAAATGAAGCATTCCCATTATCAACAGTTACGTTTGATGATGTTTTTGAAATAACCTGTATATATTGATTTCCATTTATTGAAGGGCTAGTATTAGCTACAAGAAACATTCCGACTTCTATACCTACTGTACTTGCTACAGATATAACAGCAGTAGTAGAAGCTGCTGTTGTTCTAGTTTGAACTTTTTTAAATAATTGGATAGGTTCAACAGGCGTGTATTTTGCTACAGATATTTGATGCTCATGCTTGTAATATGCACTATCTGCTAATGCTGTTTCTATATTTATTTTTCTTGGTTGATTTCTATTATCAGTCCAAAACAATAAATCTTCTACTAGATTTACACCTGTTATACTATATTGATTATTAGTTGCTAGATTTAGCCAATTACCTTCAACTAAAGTTGTTTGTAATGGCGCTGTGCCGTTAAAATCAACTAAAACAATTCGGCAAGTTGCTGTTGATGGAGCTGGTGTTATTTGTGTTTCGCTAGGATCTTCGTATGTAGTTTGAAATAATATAACTATATTTCTTGAATCATCTTTTATATATCCTATAGCATTAAGAACTCCACCTACAAAACCACCTGTGCCTATTTCAGAATTACCTAATACGTTTTGTGCAGTACCTACACTTGCAGATTCTGATTTACCTACCGTTATATTTAAGGCGTCTCTATATTCACCAGTTGGTACAAGTCTAGAGTCTAAATCTTTATTCATTTTAGACTTTAGAAAAGTATTTCTAAGTTTAGCCATTTAATTTTAGTGTTTTATCCATTTAGACTTACCTCGCATAACTTGAACTATTTCATCAAGTTTAATATTAGAAAGTCTTATTTTAGCGTTTCTTAATTTAGCGCTTTTATCTCTTCTTAATCTTTGAATAGTGTATTCTTGTTGATTAGCTCTAGTTGAAATTATAGCATGTAATATATAAGCATATAAAGCATCTTCAGCCATTTTAGGTACTCTAGAGTCTAAATCGTAAGCTAAGCCATCAGATATGTATTCTAATACAATTAATTTATTTACTAAACTACTTGAAAAAGATATTTTACCTTCTCTATAATTAGTGTTAAACCAACCGTTTCTTTGAGCATACTGAGGTATTATACCATATTGCTGACCATAAAAACCAAAGTTATCTAATCCCCAATAATTAGCCCAATATAAATAATCATCAAAATTAGCAAAAAACTCTTGACTAATTATTGTATCATTTGCTTTTTTCCATCTATCTTCAGTAATTGATGTTCCCTCTAAATTATCTCCAAAATTATCTTGCGTTGGTACACCAGCAGTATCTTGTATAGGATTATTATAAGGACTTGTAGTTAAGTTATTAGCAGGATATATAGGTCTTTTAACACCTAATTCATCTATATAACACACGCTAACATAATTAACATAATCTTGAGGTAAAACAACACTTAAACTTGGAGGTATAGTTAATTCTTGAGATTTAATGCTTTTTAATGTATCATAACTAAATTCTTGTAAACCTCTTTTAGCATGAAATATAATATCAGTTCTTTTAGCATCTGATATTAGTTTTTGATCACCTACATAACCAACTAAAAAATTATTAACAATATCATTAAGTTTTATATATTCGTATCCACCATAATTATTTTCAACAGTAGTTCCAAAAGCATCTTGATTACCATATTTACCACCATCTAATGTTTTTAATTGAACAACTACGTAATGATTAGCAGTTAAAGATCCAGTTACTTTTATAGTGTTACTTGTGACTGTATAAGCAGAAGTATATTCTGTAAAACTACCTGGTAAACCAGTAGTGCTAGTATATAATTTAAAATTATTTAAAGCATAATTAGTTATAGTAGGATCAAAAGAACCAAAAACTAAATCTGTATTAAAAGTAGTAGTAAATTCTTGCCCAGTAGCAGTAGCAGGTACAACAAAAATTTGTGCACCTTGATAATATTGTTGATTTGTTTCTGTTATTAAGCTCATTTATTAAGATTTTTCGTTAACTTCTTCTTGTTGTATTTGTTGAGCAGCTACTTGAATAATAGTAGGATCATTAACAATAACTCCAGAATATAGTAATATTTTTTCTATAATAGTTGCTTGTTCAGAAGGATGTAAATCAAAATTTACTGATGTAGCAGAGTTGTAAATATATTGATAATTATTACTAGCAGATGGTGTTTCAAAATTCCATACAGGATTTTGAGGTTTTTTAAGATAAGTACAAGATATATTTGAAGTTATAGATGTAGGAAATACATGTATTTTTAAATCTTTGTATTTATATACAGGAAAATATTCTGTAGGTTTTGTTAATGGTGATAAATTAAGTTGTAATAATTCATTAGGCTGTACGTATTCAACTTCTTTTTCATCTTTATAAATTACTGTTCCTAATTTATAAAAATCAGATAAACTAACACTTACAACAACTGTAAAAACTCCCGATGGTATAGTTGTTAGTGTTATAACGTTACTAGATATAGACCACTCTGTATTAGGTTGTACAACACCACCAAAAGTAACAGTGACTAAGTTTTGATCTATATCAGATGATGTTATTGTGGGAAGAATATATGTTTGTTGACCTGCGACAGTTGAGAAAGAATCACTTAAAAGTGTAGTTGACGCAGGTAAAGTAAAATAAGGCCCTACATAACTGCAGGTGCCTGATGTTTGAAATATTGCTATTTTTTCTTGTACATTTTTAATTCTATCAGAATATTCAGAGTCATTGTCTGGTATTCTTAGTTGTTGATTTTCTGTTTCAAAATAAGAATTAAATATATCTAACTGTACTTGAGTAGCAGTTTTATTGAACTCATCAGGTGTTAAATAACCACGTTGCTCTTTGTTTAATATTAACAAGACGGTTCTATATACTGTGTTTACGTTTACTGCCATTTTATACTTTTATATAAATACTAAGAAGGCGGCCGAAACCGCCTTATAATAGTATCACTTGTTTTTATAGTTTTTTATCTATAGATTTATAGATCTCAACACCTTCATCTGTTTTTAAGAAAGCAGCGAAAGCTGAGTATGGATTTTCATCAAATGGAACATTCATTAGTTTTCTACCGTTTGATCCCCATGTAAATGTTCTTTGATCTTGAGATAAATTAATTATACCAGCTTCTTGAGCTCTAATAGCTATGTTTCTCAATTGAACATTATCATCATTTGCTAAATTAATAAATAATCTTGGATTATTTCTTGCAAATATAAGTAAATCTCTTTTAAGTTCTTTAGAACTCATAGTATTTACTTTTGAACCAAGTTCAACTCTTAAAATTGCTTCTGCTTGATCTATATCCATATTTCTAGCTGCATTTAAAGCATCTATTTGAAGATCTAAAATGTCTAAATCATCAGAAGCTTCTTGTACAGCACTAAATTCTTCATACATTCTACCTTTTAAAGGGTGATACAAAGAAAGTAATTTTTGTAAATTTTGTTTTTCTTTTGAAACCTTTAAGTCACCGTCTCTAAAGATAATATGACCTAAAGTTGCTTCACCTTTTTGTTCATCTACAAAAGGCGAATCCTGATTTGTAGCATATCTAATTTCTCTTTGCTTACCTGTTTTTTCATCAAAATAAAGTAACGCGTGTTTTTTAGTATGCTTTCCAGGTATTGTGAAAGTAAGAGGAGATTTATTACCTTTTAAATAATAAATTCTATCTTTAATTTCCCATTCTGGTTTAACTTGTTTTATTTGTTTTTTTGTAGCAGTTTTTACTTCTGCTTCTTGAGTTGCAACCTCAACATTTTCTGCTTGAGCTTTTTTAGCCATGATATAATAAAATTAAATAGTTATAAAATAAACATCCCGCCCTAAGACGGGATGTATATTAGTTTTGAGTGATTACACTCCTTTGAATAATACAAAGTTGTTAGCAGCTTGTACAACTAAACATCTTTCAGATAGGAAGTTTACTTCCATAGCGTCAAGAGTAGATGTAAATGCACCACCAGCAGAACCAGTTAACCAAGACTTCATTCTTCTGTCGTCAGCTTGTGAAGCTCTATAACGTACGTGTAAGAAAGGTCTACGGATGTTAGTTCCTAAAATTTGATCGTAAACAGTTGATGTTCCAGCAGGTACTAATACACCTTCAATAGAGTTGATTCCATCGATAGCGCCACGAGTTGAAGCATCGTTTAAGTATTTCCAATCAGTTTTATAGAAATCATAAGAACCTCTACGGAAACCGCTAAATCCAAGATTTAAAGCCATTTCTTCTGAGTTTTCAAATAATCCAAAAGCAGTACCGCCAGCAGCACCACCAGAAATAGAAGCTAGCATGTCATCAAAATCAAGAGCAGTTTGTCTTTGTAAGAATAACATGTTTTCTTCAATAGCACCTTGAGTATCTAGGTTTTTTAATATAGCATCAAAGTCGTCAAGTCCAGCAGCAGCTGTAAATCCTACTTGTACATTACCACGATCATTGATAGCGGCAAACAAACCTTCACTACCGTGTGCAGAAGCCGCAGCAGCACCAGTTGCTTTTTCAGCTTCTACCATAGACATTTCTAGGTAATCTTCAAAACGTAGTCTTGTTTCAGACTCAGCTTTTAAGTACCATAAATATCCAGAAGCACCATCTTCAGTCGCAACTTCTACCCATCCAATTTGAGCCATATCAGATCCTGATACTACATACTTACTTTTAAGTATAATTGGTGAGTTAGCAAATTGAGTAAAAGTAGGTTCAACACTAACGTAAGAAGTGCCAGTGTTAGCACCAGCAATAGCGTTTGTTACATCGCCACCTTTTTTATATTCAGAACCATATACAAATACTTTTAAAGCACCGGATGTAAATGTTCCTAAATTAGCAAGAGTATAAGGCTGCACAGTGATAACACCAGAAGTAGTATTAGAATCAGTTACTAAACATTTTTCTTCAGCTCCAGTTACTGTGTCTAAAACAACAACAGTAGCTCTAGGTGAAATAACGTTTGTTGTACCTGCTACAGTATTAACTTTAATACTTAAGTTAGTAGGTAAAGTACAGTCGTTGTATGCAATGTGTAATCTATTTTGCTCAGACCAAATTACTTGATCAGATGTCATTGGCATTTCAGCGCCAACCATTCTTAAGAATCCAGATAACGTTCTGTTTCCATAACGCTCTACTTCTTGTTCATAAATTTCAGGCAAATACTGCTGCGCGAAAGTGCTTGTTTTTTCAGCATCATACGCACCACCTGCAGTACTGTCAAATTGTAGGTAATTACTGTTCAATAACTCTTGACTTTGAGATGGAACAATTTTACCAAATTGAGGAGTTAAACTCATAATTAATAATTTTTAATTAGTTAAATTTTCTTGTTTTAATTTTTAGTTTTGTAGAATCAGCGCCTGAAATAGCTTTAACTTTAAATCCATTAATAAACACATCACCTTGAGTAGTTCTAGCTTTAGTGTCACTTAGGTTTTTTGATTTGTTTACAACTTCTTTAACTGCATCTGCTTTTCCTTGCTCATAAAAATGAGCTGCGATTTTATCTACGTTTTCAGCAGCATACATAGCTTTGTGATAACCACTCGTGTCACTAACATTACCTTTTTCATCAAGGAACTTCCCGATTAAGTTGTTAATATTTGATTGGTTTTCTGCAACTTTATCTTTGTTTTGAATATTATACTTATATAACTTTTCACCTACTTTGATATCAAAACCTTTGAAATCATCACTAAAAAGTTGTTTAGTATTTTCTTTAAACAATTGATGTTGTTGCTCAGCTTGTTCTTGCTGCTTGTTGTATCTATTGAAAAAATCCATAGCTTTTTTTTGTTCCTGAGTTACGCCGGGTCTCAACTTGATTTCGTCGTAATATTTACTCTTTGTTTCCTCTAAAAAGTTTTTGGCTTTTGCAACTTCTTCTTTAAATGCAAGTTTTTTCTTGCGAATATCTTTTTCCTCATCTATATCTTCATCATAATCAAAATCTTCTAACAAAAGATCTAAGTCTGAATTATCTAAATAAGGTTTATTTTTTTTGTAATACTCTTTTATAAGAGTTTTATCGTCTACATTACTGTAATCAGCATTTAAACGAGTATAATCTTCTATTGTCCCACCAGTTTCTTCCATAAAAGCAACTAGCTTTTCAATATTTTCAGGTAATGGTTTACCTAATACTTTTTCGTCTCTTATAGCTTCTTTAACGTCAGCTTCAACTTTTTTAACTTCAGCTTCTGTTATTTCTTGGATCGGAGAAAACCCTTCAGTAGTCTCGTTGGACTCTTGTACAGGTTCTCCCACCTCTGCGCTATTTCCGGATGGTTCTTCCACAGATACCTTTTTTGCTTCTCCGATTTGAATGGCATCGTCTTCTTTTTTTATTTCTACTTTAGTAACGTTACTTTCTAACTCTACTAAAGGTTCTTTTGGATTAATATTTACTTTCGTAATATTATCCTTTGTTTCGGTTAATTTTTTAGGTGTTTTCTTTTTAGTTTTTAACTTAAAGTCACCTTCTTGTTTAACAGGTTCATTTGTTTTTACTTCTGACATAATATAATATAATTAAATAATTAAATAAACATTTACATAAATGCGCTCATACCAGCTTCTGACTGGTTTTCAAAATCAATTGGTAAGCCATCATTTTTTCTTTGGCTTATCATTTCGCTTTGTTGCGTACCTTCCATTTTTATACGCTTGTCTTTTCTATTTTCTTTTTCAGTTTCTTTTTGCGTTTGCACTTGAGTTTCCATTTGCTTTAATTGCATATCAAACTGATGTTGCATTTGCATTTTTTGTTGGTCAAGTTGTGCTTGAACTTCCATTTTCTTAATTTCCATTTCAGTTCTAGCTTGCTCGTATTGTACTTTAGATCCAGATATTGCCTCTTGTTTTTGTACTTCAGCCATAGCTGTTTTTTCAGCTGTTTCAGCTTGAGCTGCTGCTTGAGCTTGGATATTAGACTGCTGCGCAAGCATGTCTTGTTTTTGCTTTTTCTTACGCTTAATTTTAAGCATTTGATTAGCAAGTTTAATATTTTTTATTTGACGTAAATCTATAGCGTCATCTAAATCAATATTACCTGCTTGTAAAGCAACTTGAATATTAGACTCTAATTTAGCTTGCTCTTCTTCATCTGGTTCTAATTCTAAGAATATACCAAAATCGTGTAAGTTTAAATCTTCTACTTGTCTTAATGTTTCAACATTAAAAGCAGATATTGAGTTTTTCAATGACTCTGCAGTTAATGGAAACTCTAAAGCATCTGCTATTTTTAAAGCAATGTTTTCAGCTATTCTAAGAGTTATATATAAACTTGATTGATTTATATGTCTAGTAGCTGTATTTGAAGCATTGGCTGCTAACTTTTGTAATCCAACTAATGTATTACGATCAGGTAAGCTACCGTCTCTTGCTTCATTAAGTCCGGTCACATCACGTATCATTTGTAAATAATATTGGTACGTAGTAATTAAACTTTGTATTTTAGCACCACCACTACTGCTTTGTAATTCTTGAATAGGTACTTTACCTCTATTCATTTCACCATCTTGCGTAAGTGATCTACCAACAATAGAACCTGTTTGGAAATACATGTTTAATGCTTCAGCAGGATTATAATTAGTACCATTACCAAGATCAACTTCAGCTAAACCGTCCATATCTAAATATACACCATCTGGTACCATACGAGATAAAACCTGCTGCAGTTTTAAGTGTGTTATTTGAATCATATCAGCAAAGCCAATACATTTACTAACTAGTGAATCAATTCTACCTTTATACATGCGTGGTGCACATATAGAGTAATTCATTTCAACTTTTGTTGTATCAGCATATGGTCTTGACATATTTTCAGCAAGTTCCCATTTTAACAATGTATCAGTTCCTAAAACTTTAGCACCACTGTATAATACTTCAATAGATCTAGATACTCTTTCAAACATATCGCTTTCTGGTGGATTAAACGTGTCTAGCTTTTCAATAGCTTTCATTAATCCTTGATCTGTTTGTTTTATTTTAAATACTTGATTATGGTATGTTTTATAATCAAAATATAAAACTTGTACAGTATTTTCATCATAACCACCCCAGCCTGTAACATACTGTCTGTTACCTGGCATAGCTTGTATTCTTTTTAATTCTTCTTCAGATATATCTGGAAACTCTTTTTTAAGTTCTGGTATTGTTATTGATTTTATTTCACCAACATAATATATATCTTCAAAATTAGGATCTTCAGTATATGAATAAACCATATATGCAGGATCTACATAATCAACCGTTATACCGTTTGATGTATTAAAATTAGTTTTACAAGCAGCAATACCACATACTGCTAAATCCATATTTAATCTTCTTCTAACTAAGTTATATTTATTTTGAGCCATAACAGAAGATATTGCTTCTTCTTCTGCTATTTCAATAGCTTGTTTATAACCTAATTGCATATGAAGCTCTAACTCTTCTTCTGTTTCAGGTATTACATCAGGATTTGGTGTTTGATATAAATCAATACCTAATGTATTTTTTATGTTTTCAATATATTCTTTTGCTAACATATCTTCATACATCTTAGAAGCATATGAAGTTCTTTTCTTAACAGAACTAGGATCTTGAGCATAAGCTTTTATTTCATAAGCTTTTTGCGATATACCATTAACTACAATATCTACAAACTTTGATAAAATAGGTACTGGCTTCCAGTCTAAATTAAGATAAGACAAATCACCATTAATAGATAATTCA